CCCTGACACGGCAGGAGATAACGAAAGACTATAATTTTCTGACTTTTTCAAGAAATTCGGTTAATCCTTCCGGTTTTTTGTAGTCATAGAAGTAAAAGTCGCTGATATATCTAGCAATGCTTTCACAATCGGCAAATTGGGCAATTCCGTCCTCGTGGTCGGTGTCGGTGATAATCTGTAGTAAATTCATGTCGCTGTCAATTTTCCAGACTGTGCCTAATTCTAACTCGCCGGGTGCATCGTCAAAAGTAATTTTCACGTTGTTTAAATCGACATTTCTTCCACCTATGAAATTCATAATAAGTAAAACCTCCCTCATAATATTGGAGATCCCCTCCCTAAACCCTCCTACTAGAGAGTTTAGGCAAGGGACGTGTGTCCCTATTAACCCCATTGTGCCTTGTTGTATTCCGGCATATTGGAGATAATTTGATTAGCTATATTATGCTCTAGTCTGCGTAAACCTTGGAAAAGTTTCGACTTCGGAATATCTCCCTCACTGCATTGGTATAAAAAGCATTGCAAGGATTTATAAACCTGTACTAAACTAGCAACGACATAACTATACTTGTAAATCTCAATGGGGTTATTCTCATTATAACGATAGTCAACCGCCTTATTGTTCATTGTCAGCATCTTTTGGCCTAGTTTGTTGCAGTCGCCTTTTGTATGCTTCCGCCATTTCTGGATAATAACTGCAAATAATGTCAATATCAATGTGTTGTCTGTGGATATAAGTTACAATACGGTCAATGGTTTCCTTGTCTACTACATAAGCACTCATTTAGTCGCCCTCCTATGTTATAATATGTGTGACTTAAATATTTTCCCTGCTCCCCGGTTTTACTGCTCGCAACAGCTACCGGGGAGTTTTAATTTGTATATTAACAGGCGTACTTTCCAAATACGGTTTCGACTATGCTTTCCTGCCAGTTTTCGCTATTTACTATTGACCAGTGCTTGTTATAGCCGTTAAAATGTCGCAACAAGTGAAGCATTTCCTTGTTATCCTGGTCAACCCATAGTGAAAAGTTAGGGTATTTCTTACCCTCGCTTTTTTCTAGTGCGTAAAAATGGACCCTGATTTCTTCTGCGCGTGCGGCGAGTTCTGCGTTAAATTGAAATTCATCACCGAAGTTGTGACCTTCGCGATCCTTAAAAACGCGATAACCGGCTAAGTCGGGAAGAATAACAACCTCGTCAAAACTGCATCCCAGAGAATTTACAATACTAAGTATTTCGGATTTGTTGTATTCAAATGTTTTGTGCCTCATATCTACAATGCTGTGCTTGTTACAATCATCGTCACCCATAATATAATGACAATGGTCAACGAATCCGGCACAAGTAAACTGCTTGATACTTCTGGGACTGTTTTTAGTTACTTCAAAACCAGACATTTCTAAGTAGATGGCCTCTCCCTTGTCATTATGAAAAGCTGTTCTAATGCGGCAGTTTTCAACCATTCCGCGCGGTACACTTCCGGCACCTTCAAAATATAAAGTTTTCATTATTTATTCCTCCCTTTATTTAATCCCTCGCATATCCTAACTCGTTTAAGGTTAGGATAAACCAGAAATTAAGCTGGTCTTATAACTTCAATCGTTGCATGTTCGGCGTTGTGCTTTTTTGCTTCTATGCGTTTTTCGCGACTTGATACCGTAACCATAAGCGGCCAAAATGCTGTTCTGTGTTTACTCTTGGAGTAGGTATAATCTTTATTGACTCGGTATAGGCACCAGTCATTGCCTAACCAACCCGGATCTCCCGGTGCTTGCTCTACACGGAAAAGTCCATTGTCTGCCTTGAAATAACCGCCTTTAATTTCTACAATGTCGCCTTTTTTCATAGTTTTATCCTCCTACTTAATTTTGTAGATGTGATAGTCAAGTCCCTCGCTACTCTCATACTCAAATTTGCCGACATTCTTAATCTTATTGTCTGGTTCCTCGGTGATTTTAAACTCACTACCCTTGATATTGTTCATAATGTGGCCCATGATTTCGTTCTTGGTGCTGTTGTGCCAGATCGATGCGGCGAATGTGAACATCATGGCTAACCCCTCCTTTACCTCAACAAAACCCCTCTCTAAAGGAGTTTTGGCGAAGCAGGGACCGGAGTCCCTAATGGTTATTTTATGCAAACTGTTTTAATAATCTTTGCTGTACCTCATAGTTATAAGTCTCGCATGTATATCTAGTGGCTACTGCTACGGCAACTTCAATGTTTTCAAAACTATCACCAATACTAAACATCTCACCTTCCAAATCACTTGTAAACTCATACATTTCAACTACAAACAAGTCTGTTGCTTTATCGAGGTATATTTGATTATTTTTCTTACCAACTTTAACAGTTTCGCCGTTCATTAACTTTGTTAATTTTTCATAATTCATAATTATCATCCTCCTTAGATTTTAACTCCACACCCGGCAGGATGCAGAGGTAAAACCTAAAAAGGTTCTACTGTAAATCAAAAACCCTCCTTAAATTTACATCTGTTAATTTGTTTAGGTAAATCGTTACCTCGTATTCCCTACCGCCATAAGCTGGTCTGCAGGTTCCATCTGTCCATTTTACATTCGGTGAAACCGTTACTACTTGGACTTTATTATCTGTTCTGATTCCTCTGGATTTGATGTCGTAACCTCTCGATACTGACATTTCAAGGTTTCCGATAACTTCATCGATAACGCTTTCTATGATCCCAATGGTCGGTAATAATTCTCTAACTGTCATGTTTTTCATGTTATCAATCTCCTTTGTTTAAGTTTTATCGAAATTCCCTCTATCGAAGGCGTTTGGATAAAACCTAAACTTCCCCTTTTCTGCATATCTAGCACCGTTAGCCTCGTATCCAGTGTTCGCTCCCTTTGATCCGCATCATGCAGACTTCACCGGGTTGCGCTGTGGGGTTTTTCGTATTCTGTTGGTAGTTTGTTGCTGTCGGTGCGCTGGGTCTAATGATAACCCTTGAACTGTCAGGAGGTTTTTGGCCTCCTGCTCCGGCCTTCACGGAGTAGACTTAGCGGGTTTCGACTTCGACCTTACCTCTATCTCCCATCGTGCGCTTACAGAGTTTTTCGGCTGCATCGTGTGCCTCTTTGTAGGTGTCGTAAGATTTGGTTTTTTTGGTATCCAGTGACTTTAAACTGTCAACTACTAATCCTTGATATTTCATGTGTGCATCCTCCTCGTATTTAGTTTGGTTTCCCACTTCCCCTTTCGGGGATTCGACCGGTTACCGTCCGGCACTCGTCAGGTGGGTTAGTATTGCTCGGTTTCCCATAATAATTTACCGTATAATTCTTCTCCAAGGAAATTCTTTAATTTTTGCGACTGTCTTTCGCACACTTTATATATTTTTTCTGCCTTCCTGTTGTCTGTGTCGTATCCGTATTCCTGCGCCCAGTCCTCAAAATTTCCTGCATTTTCTACCCCTATTGAATCTGATGCCAAGCAACTTAATACTGATTCAACTTCCGGATCTCCTGATATTCCATAACCCTGTGAAAAGTTAATTGTTAGTTGCTTTCCGCTTCTGCGAAGTTGACACTTATAATGGTTCATGTTTGCGGAGTCTGCCATGTTTGGGTTGCTGTCTGCATACTCGCAGGACATTTTAATTTTATTCTGCTCGATGAAGTTTTGAATTGTCATTGTCATTTTATTATCCTCCTTCGCCTCTGTGGGCGTTTGTTATTTTGTTGTTGTGTTCCATGTGCTTAGTATAGCTTATGGATACCCATGCCGTAAAGCCTCAAATAACCTTATATTCAGCTATCTATGGGTATCCAGCTTAACATGCCTACTAGATACTAGCTGTATCTGCCTTTTTCAGCGTTTTTTGAAGTTCCGCAAGTTCTTTTTTGATAGCGTTTCTAGCTATTTCGGATGCCGGAACCCGCGTATTTGCTGACATTTCGGCTAGTTTTGCTTTATCCTCGGTTGACAGGCGCAGGTTGAAACTTTCCCAACCGTCTCTATATTTTTCTTTTCTTTTTGCTGACATTTTAAAATCACCTCCAGGGATAGTATACTATAACGGATACCCATATGGCAACCCAGCTCTAAAGAAAAGAAAAACCGCCATGTTTAGGCGGTTAGTTTTTAGGGTAGATATAATACCATGTTTCATTGTCGTAAACTAAATTATCTTCGCCGTTGAAGTTTTTTAGGAAGTTTGTTAATTCATCCGACTTAGTATATTCAGGACAGACTAGAAATTTATCATTTTCTGTGCCTTTCAGAATATCGCTGATATATCCTTTCACTATTGTTCTTGCGCTATCAGGTACTTCTCCGATATATTGAATTTTCATTAGTATTCCTCCCGCTTAATTTATTTTTACTATACTATCATATATGGATACCCATAGTCAACAGTTATTTTATTCCGCATAAAACACAAGAAAACCGGCGAAAACGGAAAGTTTTGCTTGTTTTCGGGGTTTAGTCGTGATAAAATGGTAGTGTGGGAGTTTTATACCTGCTTATTTTTTAGCTATGGACCTACTGTTTTGAGTAGGGATATATCGTTTACGGAGCACCTGAGAGGGTGTTTTTTGTTTTGTTTTTATGTATGTAGAAATGATTTCTACCTGCCATATTTGGCAGGTGCTAAAATGGCATCTAGCCCTAGAGCGACAAGGCTTTGCTGGTTTGTTGCGTGAAAAGCAGTATATATATACGAAAGTGAGTTGTTTTTAGCTTGATAAAAAGATGCTTGATTCTCGACGATGACTTCGGATATGGCAGGGCCGAAGTTTGGCACAATAGACCTGAGCAAGGAATATTTCCGCTGGGAGTCAGCGCTACTGTCGCGCAAACTATTTTCACCAGGGAAGAGTCTCCGGACAAGCAGTCTGAACACATTAGTATTCGTGATAAGGACATAGAGCATTCTTATTACGAGTTCTGGAATACGAAAAAGGGACTGAAACCGCCAAAAAAGCGTAGTACAGGGAACAAAAAAGGCTACGTGAAGCTATACAATGAGAAATTGGTGGAACTGAGCGCAAAACTGAGTGATGCAGATATGGGATTTTTGGTGAAGTTGTCGCCGTTGATTGACTGGGACAATGGAGCATTGACAGACAAGCGGAAAAAGGAAAAACTGAGCGCAGACGATTTGATTCGTATATTGAAGATGCCGGAACGAAACTTCTATAGAAGAATGTCAGCTTTGGCCGGTGCTGGTGTAGCGTACAGGAAGGACGATTGTTATTATGTGAATCGTTCGTACATGGCTAAAGGATAACGAATTATTACCGTTTATCGAAGAATAGCTTTGATTAACTTAAAATATCGAGGTGAAGGGGATGCCAGCAGGAAGACCGTTGAAATTTACGAGTGTTGAGGAATTGCAAGGCAGGATTGACGAGTATTTCGCGTATTGCGATAGTCGAACGATAGAGCAGGTGACAAAACAAGGCAATGTTGTATCGGTGAACGCGAAAAGACCATATACATTGAGCGGATTAGCTTTCTATTTAGGATGCGACCGGAAAACGCTCTATAACTACTCTCAAGACGACGAATATTTCCCCACAGTTTCGCGCGCCCGTTCAAGATGCGAAGTATTTACCGAGGAACAGCTTTTTGAGGGCAACGACAGGGGAGCAAAATTCAGCCTCACGAATAACTTTGGATGGTCCGACACTCAAAAGCTGGAGCTCACGGGCGCTGACGGTGGACCTGTAGAAGTAGAAGTCAGCAGCGCAGAGTTGGCCCGGAGAGCGCGCGAACTTATTGGAGATTAGCTAGTCAAGTACCGATAATAAATATTATGTCAACTAGCTAAAACCCTGTAGACCGCGTATTTACTGGGTTTCTCTATTTGCCGGTACTATTACGGGTACTAAAAACGCCAATTGTCCTGCACTGGTGGACATTTCATCGTACCTACCCACATTCGCAGGCGCAGGGTTGTGACACTATGTTGTATGTGTGCCTAGTTATTGTGGGTGCGCGTGACCTGTATGGATGCTAGACCCCCCGGTAAGGACAATCGACCCCAGGGGTGCCTTGTGGGTGGTATATACTCCCATCACATACATCATCAACTTTTAAAAATCACTCAAATATCATCAATCATTAACTGAGAACAGGAGAACTGAAATGTCAGAGAAAATATTAAGCACACTATTTCCAGAACTTCAAAAGCAGGTAGATGATAGTAGGGAAGTGCTGCTATTCATCATTAAAGAAAAGTCATTCGATGAACTAAGTGAAGGTGCTAAGGTTATATATGAAACTATTGGTCCTGATTATGTCATATCGTTATTTACTTACGGTGCTGTCATGGCATATGGTCAAGATGTAGTCAATGATATTGTTAGTGAAGGCAACAAGGAAACCGTTGCTAAGATGCTTAAACTACAACTTGAAGAATATAAAGGTTACAGTTTTAGGAAGATTAACTAACCGAGAACGGAGGTGCTATCATGTGCAACGATAACATTAATGACCAAGTAACAGTATCTCCATCATTCGACAACTATTGGAGAAAGCAACTAGCACTATCAGATTCAATTGATGTATCCATTAATAAAGATTGTTCTACTAATAAATATAACATTAGTATCACGGTATCTATCGGCAGGGAAGATATGGTTAATGATAATCTGTCTAATATTTTAGGCATTATTAAAAACAGCATTGAGCTAAAGATAGCGGAATTATAACCCCCCATCCCCATACACAAACAGAAAACCTAAAATATCGGCACCCAAAATTTTAAAAAATTCTCTCTATAATGCCGAGAGTTTATGGAATTAAGTGGGATAAATTAAACCGAGGACGGTGTAGATAATGACATTTAATGAGTCAAACTTTTATGTTAAATGTATTAATGGATGGTTTATTGTTGACAGAAAGCATGAAAAGGAAACAACTATTGCGGCAGAGATAATTGCAAGCAAAAACACACATTCATCATTTGCGGGTAGCGTTGGTTTGTCAGACATGATTGCATGGGCAGATAAAAAGAAGATACCTTATTCTATTAATAAGCATCGTGTTCTTGATGTCGGCGCAGATAAGTCTTTCAGCACAGAACTACAAGGAGATTTTATTGGCGGCAAAATCCCAAGCAAACTGAAAATCCTCGGTCATTCATTTAATATTATCTTAATTGACGATAACGAATCATCTAATTTCGGCAGTATGAACTCAAACACCAATACTATCCGCTTAAATAAAAACAAAACTCAAAGTCAGATTGAGTCAACTTTACTGCATGAGATTATTGAGGCACTTGACCATAATCTTGAATTAAAGTTGGAGCATCGGCAAATAACGGCACTTGAAGCAGGTTTATATCAGGTGCTAAAGGATAATAAACTATCATTCTAGGGAGGAATAATAATGGCAAAAGAATACTCACACATCGGAAAACCATCCGGTGAAGAAGGTTTATTTGTAGGTGCGCCCGGTTCTGAGGTGCAGGTAGCATCGTCTACAGGTGGTCTATATCAATCTGGTGTAGCAGTAGCGGCATCGGCAGCGGAGTTAGATATTCTAAATGGAGCAACGCTATCTACAGAAGAGTTAAATCAGATAGACAATGCTGACCGCATCGAGAAGGTTGCTAAAATAGCACTCGCCGCAGTCGATACGGCAGGTGGTGTATTTTCCTGGCAGAATGATGAAGGTGCTTCTATTATCGTTACTGGGTTATTTCTTGATGTAACTACCAAAACTACCGAGGCATGTACCCTAGATTGCGGCACTACTGCTGCTTCTGCAACCACAAAGATTGATAACTTAATTGACGGATTAGATGTTAACTCTGCTGCCGGGGTATTTGATAATATTACCGACAAGGGTACAAACGGCGTATCTCGTCAGAAGTTGGCATCCGCTAAGTGGGTAACGGGTTCGGTTGCCTCTGGTGCTTCTGCCGGGATTGTTGGGTTTGCTTATATTAGATATATTGTTATTTAATCGGTTATTAGTCAGGTGAGGACATGGCAAAAGAGTTAACAAAAGCAGAAAAGAAAGAACTGCAAAAGATCCTTAGTGAAATTGAACGGATGAAGAAGGAAGAACATATTCGCTTTATTCGTCCGTATGATAAGCAGGAAAAGTTTCTTCTATCCAATAAAAGGAATAGCTGGATACTTGGAGGGAATCGCACAGGAAAAACTGAAAGTGGTGCAATTAGGGCGGTATTCCTTGCATTAGGCGAGAGAATACGCCCATACCTTAAAGATTGGCCAGAGGATTTAAGGGAGAAATACGAACCTCTGATAACTCGTTTCGGTGGTAAACCTACAAGGGGTTGGATATGTTCAGTATCTTTTGAGGTGCAGCGTGACGTTACTCAAAAGAAAATATTGGGTGATCCTGAGACTGGAATACCGGGACTTCTGCCGCTAAGAGAAATTAAAAAAATAACTTACCGTAGTACAGGTATCATCGACACTATACGCCTTGTTGGTGGTGGGATTATAGGTTTCAAGTCCTATGACCAAGGACGGGAAAAGTTTCAAGGTTCATCGCAACACTGGTGCATTGCTGAAGATCAGCGAGTATTAATGTCTGACGGTACCTATAAACCAATACAGAATGTCATGCCTGGGGATAGCGTTATAACTAAAAATGGTTGCGGAAAGACAGTTACCAGAAAAGTTATTGCCAAACACGATATGGGAGAAAAACCAGTTTTTGATGTTGTTACTGGCAAATCTCCGTGGATACAACTAACAGAAGATCACGAAGTTTATGTTTCACAAAAATTAAAGAAGAAAGTCAATGAAGCGGATAAAGTATATTTGTCTGACTTAGACTATCAACCTGATGTAGTTGAAAATATGCCTGATAGTTTTTATCCGTGGTTAGGACTTGTTCTTAGTGAAGGAACTACGTCAGAAAAGAAAATAACTATTGGCAGTGAAGAAATTGTTGCCGCTGCCAAAGAATATTTGCCTGCCGGTGCATATATAAGAAAGCAGGAGTTTAAGAGTTGTAATCATGTTCCAGACTGGCATATTAATAATTGGCCTGAGTTTTGGGATGCGGTACCTCCTGGACTTGCGCATGAAAAGTTTGTACCTGATTGGGTTTTCCGTTCAGACAACGAGCATATTGCTCTTTTTTTACGCTTTTTATTTGCTGGAGACGGTTGGGCATCAGGACATACAATAGGGTACGCCTCGACTTCGCGTAGATTAGCAGAAGATGTTTGCTTGTTGTTGCGCAGAATAGGTATACGTTCAAGTTTTACTAAAAAGAAAAGTCAAAAACCTGGAGCATGGCGCAACCAATGGTGGGTTTATATTAGTTCTGCTGACCATGTTATTAAATTTGCAGAACGTGTAGGTATAGAAGGTAAGCAAAAGGCAATTGATATTGTTGTCGATGAAGCAAATAGACGCATAGAAAGTAAGTCATCTAAAGACGGTTGCGGAAGTAGAATTGCAAAATGCTTAGATTCAGAAAAAAGTATGTACTGGAAAAAGCAAAACAACAGAGTAAAAGAAAAATATGGTAGGATAAAAGGACTAATACCATTAGGCAACAAAAAAACATATGACTTATCAATCGAAAAAGATCATAGGTTTTTTGTTGGAGCATGTATGGTTTCAAATTGTTGGTTGGACGAAGAATCTCCCAAAGATATATATACAGAAGTACAAATGCGCTTAATGGATACTGAGGGTGACTTGTTCGGTACAATGACCCCACTTCAAGGTATGACATGGGTTTATTCTGATATTTATGAGAACGACTCAAAACCGATTGAGAAACGTGACGATGAAATATTTCTAATAATGGTAGAATGGAATGACAACCCCTATCTATCTACAAAGGAAAAGAAACGTCTTGAAGCGTCTATGGATGAAGCGGAGTTAGAAGCGCGGAAATATGGGCGTTTTATTATGCCCGGTAAATGTGTTTTTAATGTAAAAAGAATACATGAGATGCAAACTAAATGTTACGACGGTGAACGTGGTAATCTTGTTTGGACTAACCAATTCAAAAATCAAGTCTATTGGGAACCTGATGTAAAGGGTGATTATGAAATATGGTTTCATCCCGAAGCAGGGATTGAATACCTTATATCTGCTGACGTTGCGGAAGGGTTGGAGCATGGTGACTATGACGCTGTAGGAGTTCTTAATAGGCATAGATTAAGACTTGATGCTGTGTATCATGGCAAGGTAGAACCGGATATACTGTCTGACTATATACATAAAATTGCAGTTTATTACGGTAAACCGCTTGTGGCGATAGAGTTAAATAATCATGGCGGTACAACTATTAGTCATTTCAAAAAGGTTTACTATGATATTTATAGGTCAAAGGTTTATGATAAAAGGTCAGATACGACTACTCAAAAATTGGGTTGGCATACAAATACAAAAACTAGACCACTTATTATTGATGCTATTAAAAAGACTGTACGCGAAGGTGTTTTCGAGTGCTACTTTAAGAGATTTGTCCATGAAGCAAATAACTTTATAAGGCACCCAAATACCAAAGAGGCGGCAAGAGGTGGTCAGCACGACGATGTTATCTTAATGTCTGCTATACTTGCATTTTTACATATGACGATGCCACTTAAAGACACTGGCAGTATACCATTTCTACCGGGGCAGGACAAGGGCATAAGGATTAATCCCATGTCTATGGAGCAATGGGCAGACGATGATGACGACGAGGAAGAAGAAGGATTGCCTGGATTTTACGGAATGTGAGAAGGGAGAACCTAAATAATGGATAAAAAACCAATTGTTCTGGAATATCAAGTGATACTTAACGATCAGATAGGGGAATTGCATAAGACTATTATACTTGCATCAACTGTCTACAGCGAGAAAGAGAACACCTGCGTTGACTGTGCAGACATTGATGCCGAAACAATCAAAACTCTAGTAGATACACAACTTAAACTTATGCGAGCAGTCCTGTCCCTAGATGGCGTTGACATTCCCCTTGAATACCCGGAAGGCATGTACGAGGACGATGTTAGACAGGTAGAAACTGCCGAGGAACGCAAAGAACGTGAGGAAGAAAAGGGGTTTTATGCGTGAAATGCAATACATGCGGCATGGAGGATAGTGAGTTTGCCGGTAAGGGTGAGTTTCTAAATCACTGTAGGCAATGCAAGAAGCAGGCAACGGAGTCTGATACCGATAACATAAGTGAAATTATTAAGGCGGCATTGGATGGTATTTCAGAGGATCCTGATACTATTGACGATGCCGAGGAACAAGAAGAAATACAGGAAATTTCATTACCACTAGCTATCTGCCCTAATGAAATCGGATACTTAGCGGATAATCAGTTGATTAAGATCGTTGTTATCGGCAGGAAACATGGCGACAGGTTTGTGGTTGAGGGGACTAAATATAGATAACGGAGGACCGTATGAATAAAGACACTATCAGGCATGTATTTAAAAGATTTGACTTATGTTTAAGTCTAAATAATATGCAGTGTGTGGCGGCATGTTTAAAGATAAATGTCATGGTATTGGTTGATGGATCTGAGATATATTATTCTGAAGATTTTAAACCTGAAGGAGAATTTTGCCTTGTTAGTGGTGCTGTAGTAAAAACTTCTGATAAATTAGTATATAGCGATAGTGTCATAGTTCCTGTTAGAAATGTAGTGCTTATCCATGAAATGAGTGACCAAGCAAATTATTAACGGAGGACCGCAAATGTTATTAAAAGTTATTGCAGAAACAGAGATAAACGGAACTAAATATAAAAAAGGTGTTGTTATTGATATTAGCAATATAACTGAAAACATGGTTGTTGCTGCATTCGGAAATGAAAATGAGATAATAAAACCTTTTAAGTCTCTCTTGATGTCTGCCATAAGAACGCATAAGGCAATGAAACCGGGGGTAAGCAATATGATAGAAATACCATTGGCATTAAAAGAAGAAGTTGAAAAATTCAAAAGCAATGTTAGTTACAAAAGTATGGTCGTGGGAGAAAGTCGCGTCATAACTGAAAGTGAAGCAGAAGAAGTTTACGGAGGTAAGCAATGCTAACTGACAAAGAAAAGAAAGTAATCGACAAAATGAAGTCTACTCCTTGGGGTACTATTGTTATTAAAATGAAGGGCGGTAAGCCTGTTATGTTAAGTACGACCCAGGATGATAAATTAGACTAGGAGGCGTTTATTATGGCAGGTTGCAAAGGCAAGGGTAAAGGCATGAAGGGTATGCCTAAGTCAGATAAGAAAGAAATGGGCATGAGTAAGGGTTACGGTAAGAAGATGAAATAATAACCGAGGACGGTGTATTATGGGTACTGATTATACTTTTGTTTGTGAGGACTGTAAGAAGTATTATGATATTGGTAAGGATACAAATGCCTTATATCTAATGCCTATACTCCTAAGAGAGCATGAGGGGCATAATATATTAGTCTTTTCCGAACACGAGGACGGTTTAAATGTTAAGTGCAAGGGCAAATATTCATATCCTTGCGAGGACACTAAAACTGATTATGTCGAGGAAATGGTTTGGGATGAAAACGGATTGCTTGATAAATACAAAGATACTCGCTATAAATGGAACTACGAAGAATTTTATAATTGGTATAGTAGTCAATCATGGTATGAGGATGCGCGCTTTCCAGTAAAAAAATATACTCCCGAAGAACATGCAGAACGTCAAGAACGCACAGCGAAGTCAGTTCAAAAGTTCTACGAAACATTGGAAGATGATTTAGAAGATTATCTAAAAACTGACGATGCAGATAAATGGCATCTTCCTGACAGCGAGAAGGATAATGTCTTGTCGTACGATCCGAAAGACTGGATTTCGATAGTCTGTCATGCTGTTAAACATACCGACGACAACTAAATAATTATCTCGAATCGAGAACGATAGGGATGGGGCGTAGGAGAGTGTCATTATTGGCATTGTCTTATGCTTCATCCCTATTTTTTATGTCTAAAAGGTGGTGAAATATGGAAACATCAATAAGAGGTAACTCTCCCGAAGAAGAACAAGCGGTAAGAATATGTATGGACTGGTATGACGATGATAAGGCAGCAAGGCAATTCTATGTTGATGAAATGAGAGAAATGTATAAACTATATACCTCTCGTCACTGGGATTTACTTGGCCCGAATGGTAGTCCATTGAGAACTGAGGCGCAACAACAAAACAGGCCAAACAGCGTTGAAAATATTACCTTCTCTTTAATAGAAGGAACTGTAGCCGAGTTTGCTAATGAGATTGAACTTATCGACTACGGCGTTGAACCGGGCGACGAAGAAAAGTCTAATGCCATGACTAACCTTAAAAAGTATATCTTCTACAAGAATAAGTTAACCTCTGAGAGAATTAAGTTTCTTCGGTGGTTTTTCTTATACGGCACAGGCATTTGGCATGTGTACTGGGATTCCAATTGGCGAGGCGGTAAAGGTCCGAACCGCTGGGAGGGTGATGTGCGCTGGAAAGCATTGCACCCGTTATGCTTAGTCCCTGACGCAAGATGTAGGGAGGATATTAATGAGGGAAATCGTTGTCATAAACCTGTCTGGAAAACGATGGAGTATATCAAAGAAACCTTTCCGGATCGTGCTAATTTAGTGCAAGAACAGGGTTTACATGATGATGATTTGCTGGATACTGAGCAATTAGATACTGAGGGATTTAGTCGCTCATACAATCAGGAACAGGTTCCGGTAGTTGAAACATGGTATATCGGTAGGCCAATGATTTTGGCTGATGGAGAGAAAGACGAAGGTATAGGATTGCACGTTATCCTGTGGGCAGGTGAACATCAAGGGGTTTACCTTAAACACAATAACTATATGTATTTTGAACCCGGCGAAACTCCGATATTTCCGTTTTTCGTAAGGCAAAGATATCCCAGGGAGAACAGTATTTGGGGATTTGGTGATGCCTTTTATCTTAAAAATCCGCAGATTGTCCGTAATAAGACTGCTGAGATTATACTCGAAGGTCATATTCATGGTGCGATTGGTCAGACTTGGTATGACGAGAGGGCGCTAACTCCTAAGCAAAGACGGTTGATTGAGGAAAGAGGTACTGCCCCCGGTATGTGGTTCCCTGTTGCTGATGTTAGCGGAGTCAAAAGGGAACACGGGCAACCTATCCCCGGCAGTTTAATAGCTGAAATGGGACGGTTACAGCAGTCCATGGAGGGTATGATTGGTCGCTTCGATGTAAGTCAAGGACGTACCCCCGGCAGTGTAACCGCATTTAAGGCAATTGCTGAGTTGGTTTCTCAGGCAAAGATAAGATTGAGAACAGCAGAACAGGCAATTAATTCCTCATATGAGGATGCCGGTCAGTTTACTAACCGCTTAATCGGTCAGTTTTATACCGAACAAAGAACCTACCGTATTATGGGTAAGAGCGATGAAGGTAAGGACGGATACAAATACGATACCTTTGATGCCGGAGATATGAAAAAGGTATACGACAGGGAAAGTGGTACTACTGTTCCGTATAATCAGGTAGGTAAATTCGATACAGGGGAAATTATGATGCCGGACGGAAGGACATTGCCGCCGGAATACATCGAGAATAACATTGAAGAATACTTCCCCGACTTCGACTGCTACTGCAAAGTTTCATCGGTAATACCTAGTGACCGCATGTATCATATGGAGATTGCAAAGGAATTGTTAGTTGCTAGTGTTATTGATCCGGAAACTTTTTTCTATGTTATGGAATACGGAAAATTTCCTCCAATATCTGAGGTTATGGAGAGAATGAATAAGTTAAAGGCAGAGCAACAGCAAATGGCAATGGAACAGGAAGCAATGAAAAATAATACTACTCCTAGTCAACCGCAAGAAGAAATGCCGCCGGAAGTCGATCCGGTAATGGAGTTTATAAATTCACTTCCTCCTGAGATAAGAGATTACTTGGAGCAATTGCCTCCAGAGTTACAAGAGGAAGAAGTGGTAAGAATGATGCAAGAGCAGCAAGCACCGCAGTAATAAACTGTCTGAATCGTGCTGTAGACGATATAAAAACCGCATGGCAAAGTCCATAACATGCACAAGACTTTAAACTGTGCAAGGATATTTAGCCGACGGGCAATAAACGGGAGGTATATCATGTTTAAAGACTTATTAGGAATTAAGGCGGCAGAAGATAAATTTTTAGCAAAGTTTAATCATTCGCTTTTGGTTGGTGATGAGGGCGTAACCGGTGGTGGTTTTGTTGATGATACCGAGGTAGACGATCCTAATATTGCGGATAAGGACGATGTTGATTTTGTTGAATTGTTGACTGACGATGATTTAGTCGATGCCGAGGATGGCGAATCAGGCGAAGAAAATGTTAAGTCTGATGCAAAGAAGAAACCGGAAGTTAAAACTGAACCTGAGAAACCTGCCGAGAAAATGTATACCAAAGCAGAGTTGCAGGCAGAAATTGACCGAGTTTTAGCTGATAGACTTGCCCGCGAGAGAGCAAAGATTGATGCCGACAAGCAGACAGAAAAACGTCAAGCAGAGGCAGAGGCAGAGGCAAAAACCTATTGGTCAGAAATGCAGGCAGATCAGGAAAAGTATTTCGTCAATCTTGGTTTTGATGAAACAGAAGCAAAAAAACTTGCCGTTAAGGAAGTTAAGCGCGAACAGCGAATTGCTAGACTCGAACAGCAAAACGCACATTTAGCGCAGCAGGTTGAGGTAACCGGAAAATCAACTGGCTATGAAAGGCAAAAACAGGCAGTATTAAGCGGCAACCCTCAACTTGTTCCATATGCCAATATGTACGCCGCCGAGATTGATGCTTTTAGTCAAAACGGTGCTGCAATTGACTTTGAAACTGCCATGAATTTTATTATCGGTCAGAAGTTTGCTTCCGGCGAATTACTCAAAAAGGTCAAGACTACTGCCGAACAAAAGACTCTTGCCAACGTCAATGGTCGCAAAAAAATAAATATTGAAGATGCTAACCTGCCGGGAAGTAAAGCTGAGCAGGTTGTTTTAACTCCGTTTCAAAAGAAACTTGCCGCCGGTCTTGGTTTGTCCGAAAAAGATTATGCCTCCGGTGTAGTACCTAAAAAATCTAAAAGAAGGTAGGTTGAAAAAATGGCATTAACTGCAAGAACCACAAATGGGTTTGAGTATGTAAACAGTAAACTTAATGGCATTGTTGATAACGCCGTTAAGTACGAATTAACCCCCAATACCGCTTTTTCTGAGGGCGACATGGTGGTATTGACCGCAGGTAAGGTTGCGAAGGCCGCTGCAAATGCAACTAATGTACTTGGTGTTATGCAACAAACTTTTACTACAGCAACTAACCCGGCAGGCGCAACTACATACGGCAAGGTATACGATAACCCCTATGCGGTATTCCGTTGCTCTTTCGCTGATCATAGGGATGCTTCGGCAACTGGTGGTACAACCACTACTCTAGTAGACACCGCACTTAGTACATCATCAGACGATGATTGGAATGGTGCATTGCTTTATATTTACGAAGGTCCGGCAGCAGGAAGTATCCGCACAGTTAAGGACTATACTGGTTCGTCCGACACTTTGACTGTTGAAGAACCGTTCCCAGTTGCCCCGACAACTGCCAGTAAGTATATCTTGCTTGGTGCTGGTGGTTCTGGTGATGTGATCAATAAAGGCAGTATTGGCGTTGACTTGAAGGATGAAAATACCATTGATGCCAACGCTACAATTGCTAGTGAGGCGGGTCCGTTAGTTGTTTTGAATATCGATCCTGCTAAATTGACTATGGACGTTATGATTCGTAAGCACATCCATAAGTAAGTATTAACCAATTAAATTAAAAATTAAACAACAAAAGACTTGGGCGGTTTGCCTGGGTCTTTTTATTTTAAGGAGGGAAACACATGCCAATGATTTCTGAGAATTGGGCGGAGCAGCTTGAACCGGGTTTGAGAAAGATTTTTGACTTAGCAGGTAAGAAAGAAAAGGATTATCTTGGTCTGATGTATAACGTTGAGAATTCCACTAAGGCGCAGGAAACCAATCAGGGTGTCGGTGACTTAGGGTTAATGGAAGAATGGAGCGCAACCGGGAATAAGGTTGCCTACGAGGACATTAAGAAGGGTCACACCTCCAACTACATTCACCGCAAATATTCCAAAGGTACACAGATTGAGCGCGAACTTGTTGACGACGAACAATACGGAGAGATTAAAAAGCGCGTTAAAAATCTCCGCATGGTTGAATACAGAACCATTCAATACCACGCAGCGTTGCCGTTTAATAATGCTTTTAATGCCTCTTTTGCCGGTCCAGACGGCGTTGCTCTTTGCTCTGCATCGCACCCGAAAGCACCAGGGAGTACTTCTTTGACCTCCAATTTTGGTGCATATGAATTGACCGCCGCCAATGTAACAACCGTTCGTAACCTTATGCGTCGTTGGGAAGATGATAAGGCCAATCAGTTCTTGGTTATGCCGGATACTATTGTGGTTCCAACTGAGGGACTTGAACCTGCCTTGGTTATCGCCGGTACTGATGAGAAACCAGGGACAACCGACCACGGCATCAACGTGTGGAAGGGTAAGTTTAATGTCATTGAATGGCCGTGGTTGACTGACGCTAACGCATGGTTCATGTTGGACTCAGAAAGAGCAAGGATGTTCTTAAATTGGTTTTGGAGAAGAAAACCTGGCTTTAAGGCAGCTGAGGACTTCGATACTGAGATTGCCAAGTATGCTACAATTGCAAGATTCTCCTACGGTTGGGACGATTTCAGCTTTATTTTCGGTTGCAACCCTAGTTAGTTAGTATAGGCAGAGTTTAATCGCTCTGCCTATTTTTACATATAGGAGGTGTTTGAAATTTCCATTGCAGAAGGTAAAAATCCAGTAGGTGAAAGTGCAGCAAGGCAAAATCCCGTCACTATTGGCGGCGTTGACGGTGATAATAAAATAGTCGGTTTAGTTCTAAATTCAGATGGCTCAGTAACGGCAAAACTAGCGGCAGGTACGGCGATAGCAGGTAAGTTTATTCCTGTTGATGCTGATGGTGACGAGAAGTTTACTGCTACCAATCCAGCAATAGTTGACAGTAATTTTGACGGTGGTACAGCGACTGGTGGCAGTAAAACTACCATTATCGACACATCTAAAAACTTTGAAACTAATATGTTCGCCGGACATATTACAAAAGTTACTATTAGTGGCGTTGACTATTACCGCACAGTAGCTAGTAATACGGCAACTACCTTGACAATTGCTACCCTTCCTGGTGCGGCGGCAAGTGCTATGGTTGGTACTCCAGACACAGCAGAGGTTACGGTAGTCTATGTAAATGAGGGAGTTGCAGGTAACTCGATAACCGCTGAAGTAGTGGCAGCACCAGGGGACAATGATAACCTGTCGGCATCTTTTGCTGATAATGTTTTAACGGTTTATCTCGGAAAAACTGGCGGCGTATTAGACGATGCTAAGAATACCGCGACTCTTGTTGCGGTTAAGATTGATGAATTAGCAGAATTTACCGCAACCATGACGGGTTCTGATGGGGTTGTACCTGTTACCGTTACGCCTGTTGAATTTTCTGGTGGTATTGCAGTTGTAAATGTTGCCGCCGGTTCCGTATATCAGATTATGCGGAAGAATGTTGTCTCGGATGGCGGCGGATCGGTGACTGTTGATCAGGCAGCGCATGACAATTTAAACGCTAATGCAAACCTGCAAGTAGGTAATGCCGACGTGGCCGTAGGAAATCCTATACCTACTATATTAACGACTTTGCCGGCAGATGCGGCCACTCAAACTACCCTTACAGCAGTTCTAGCAAAGATCATTGCAGCACCGGCGACTGAGGCTAAACAGGACACTTTAAATGCGAAAGATTTTGCAACTCAGACCACATTAGCGGCAGTCTTAGCGAAAATTATAGCCGCACCAGCAACGGAGGCAAAGCAAGACACTCTGATTGCAAAGGATTTTGCCACACAAACAACTTTGGCGGCGATTCTGGCTAAGATTATAGCGGCACCGGCTACTGAGACAACGTTAGCGGCCGTACAAGCCACATTAGCCCAAGGCGGTATCCCGGCAACAACGCTGGAAACTACACACCAAAACGCAACAACAACAGACGGCAATGGTACTGCCGCAACGGTTTCAGGCTATGGGCCGATAGCTTTTCAAATTACCGGAACACCCGACACAGCAACAGTAACTTGGGAAGGTTCTGTTGACGGTACAAACTATACGGCTTTTAGTGCCACGAAAACTGATACGGGTGTGGCAGCGACAACGGCAATTGCCACAGGAATTTATTCTGCCAACGTATCAGGTTATAAATCCGTGAGGGCGGTAATTTCTACAGCAGGGGCAGGTACAAGTTTGACTGTCAAATCTCTTGCCGTGGGTGTTGCTAGACCTCTTACTGCCGATGTGATAACAGTCGGTAAAGCTGCTGATAGTGCCGCAGCTAATGGTAACCCCGTGTTGTTTGCAGGTAAGTATAATGCTACTCCTGCTACTCGTGATGAGGGGGATGCAGTTACCCTCCAGACTGATGCACAGGGTAATTTACTTACCAAAGTAACTGGTAGCAACGCTCTACTGCAAGGCATAAAAAATGTAACCACTGCCGGGACAAGAGTCCAACTTGCAGCAGACCAAGCATGTAAGCAGGTACTTATAATAGCATTAAATACAAATACTGGATTTATTTATATCGGCAACGCAAGCGTTTCAAGTAGCGCATACGGCAAACGCTTGCGAGCAGAAGAATCTGTCTCCATTCCGGTTAGTAATCTTAACCTTGTTTATGTTGATTCGTCGGTAAATAATGAGGGAGTTTCCTACTTGGGGGTGAACTAAGGTGAATTTGCAAGCATATCCTCGCTTTGATTCTTGGGAATCCCAATTGCTACAAAAGTTGCTTGATACTCCTGATTTACGTTTTCTATGGGCAATGCAGGAAACGTCCGGCAGTCAGGTAAAAGATTATTCCGGCAATGCTCGTCATGGGGCATATGATGGTGTAACACTTAATCAAAATGCACCTAATCGACGTATCAATAAAATGGCTATATTTGATGGGATTAATGACAAAATAACTCCTGCTGCAGGATGTAGTGTTAGAGGTCTTGGAGTCTTTACCTGGTTTGCTATATTAGAAATATTAAACTTGGGTAGTAATCAAATTATATGGGCTGAATCTGTATCCGACGCTGACACAGCAGGACAGGCTAGGTTTGCTGTCTATAAAATAGGTACAAATGAAACTCTTAATGTGTCGGTTAGATCGGGTGGAAAATCCCAAGCTGCTTCATCGTTAGTATCGAATACAGCACTCCCTGTCGGAATTTGCATGGCACATATCGCAGTAGATATTCCAAGTGACACCGTAGTATTATACAGAAACGGAAGTGTAGTTGCGTCAACAACAAGTGTAAACTTTGGTACAGATATAATAATATCTGATACTGCCCCGGCATTAGGACCACATTTCGGAAGGGGAGTATTAGATTCTGCTCCAAGTTGGTACTCAGGCAAGGCAGGTTATTGTGGGATGTATTCACGCATTTTAACCCCTACAGAAATTTTAAATCATGCAAAGGCAGGTGGTTTTGCATGAACCATATATATGTAGTTGTAACTGCCCCGAATATTGAAGAAGCAATTATAAAAGGTAGAACTGATTACGAGCAACCGCAATTTAATGTTTCTCAAAGATTTAGTCTGGATGGCAGAAAACTTCTTTTAGAAGGACTTTTTGGTGATGATGAAATTGCATGGTTTAAAGAACATGTAATTTTTATAGGAAATTTAGAACAAATACGTCAGTATCTCAGCGATAATAAGGAAGAATGGGAAAGCGAAGAGCTACCCAACTAACGAAAATGCGTTAGCTTCCGTTAGTTATATAGATAGTTAGATAAGCACAGGGAGGTCAATAACCTCCCATTTTACATAAGTAGGTGATCTTTTGGCATTCACCCTTAACGACTGCAAAACTCTTGTAGACTCATGGACGCATGAATCGGTGTCTAATACCGATCTGCTACTATGGGGCAAAGAGTGTTTGCAGGACAAAATACCAACGCAGTTATGGCAGGAATCAACTAAGCAGTACATAGCCACAGCAAAGAAATTCTATAACCTGCCGACTGATTTTGTGAGAACGGTAGTATTGACAAATACAATAGGTTATCCTGCAGGTTTAACCGTAACCCCTACGGGTACGACAGGAGCAACAACGTATGGGTATAGAGTAACGGCACTATCATCTGATAATGAGACTATCGCCTGCCCCGAAGTTAAAGTAACTAATGGAAATGCAACGCTGTCTGAGACTAACTACAACGCATTGGCATGGACGGAGGTAGCGGACGCATCATCGTATGCCATATATCGTACTACCGGCGGTGCTACGCAGGGGCTAATTGGGACTGCTACCGATAATACCTTTGATGATACAGGACTTGTAGGTGACAGCGAGAGTGTGCCTGCTGAGGATAACACTGGTATTAACTATACCAACTATACCATAAGAAACCGCAAAATATCCTTCTATGATGCCGATACTTATGCGCTTACCTATGTTGCGCGGCCAACTGTTACTGCTATAAACGACAATGTGCCTCTGATTGATGCCTGCATGTATGCGGTTGCAAAATATATTGCTTCGCGTTATCGAAGTGCCGATGATTCGGACGACGTTGATGCTTCGAGATGGATGCAGGAGTTTTATTCCTCTATCGGTAATCTGATTGACGAGAACGAAACAAGCACAAACGATGCGTTCCAGGTTAGGGCGGTGTGGTAAATGAGAACTGAAGTACCAAAACGGACGGGAACGACAAGAAAAGCGTCTCTTAATATTCCGGTATTTAGCGGAATTAATGTCCAACATACCCGGAAGATAGGCGAACCTTCCGCCGGTAAAAACTTTGTTGTGCAGAACGGTATGTTGAGAACCAGGGATGGTTGCAGTTTAGTTACATCTTCCTTCCCTGCCGCTATCAAAAGCATACATCAAGCACCCAAGGTTGGCATGGATACTAAACTTATCGTTGAGGCAGGCAATAATATATATCACAGGACAACAGAGGCAGGGGCATGGTCGGCAATACAATCAGCATCAACAAATTATGGGTTTAGCAGTGTTTTATGGGCTATTGTTGATGAAAACGGTAGTGTTTCAAGTAACCTATACTTGGCCGGCGGTGGAACGAACAAGCTATATGTATATAGCATTGACACTGGAGGTATAAGTGTTTGGAGTAATTTTTCCCCTGAGATGAGTGGCGTTATGCCGACCATGGAATTCCTATGCAAACACGAAGGCAGAATGTTTGGTTGGGGACTAAACTCAGCTTACCCTAACCGAATGTATTTTTGCGGTTATGACGAAACCGATGCAAAGAATGTTAGCGCAGAATATTGGCCGGAAGATTTCTGGCTTGATGTTAGTGGTTCTGCTGCCGAACCTGTTTTGGATGCTGTTTCTTTAGGTGGGCATATGCTCGTTTTAACTCCAAGGAGGCATTACCGGGTTTATTTTTCCGATGAGACTAATAATAGCACAGATGAAATCGGGAAAGTCGGCATGTATAAAATACGTTGTGCGGCAAAGGTTGGAAACTACTGCCTATGGTTAACTCAGGAAGACGGAAAATATCGAGTTTACGCATATTCCGGGAGTGAAGCTGTTCCAGTTAGTCAGAATGTCGAGGAATTATTCGCAGGATATTCGTTTACTAATGCGTTTGCCTTTGAAAATGGCGGCGAGTTTTGGCTTGTGTTGCCAGGTAGTCCTACTAACAAAACAACGGTATTCGTCTATGATCTAAAGGATTGGTTTATATACGAGTACCCATTCGTGATTAACTGCGCTGGTGCTTTTGGGGCGGTGACAGGCAGGGAATACGTCCATTTAGGGTTAAACGATAACCGGATTGTTAAGTTGGATGGAAGTCTGACTGATTTAGGGGTAAGTATTACCTCCGAATTAGTAATAGGTCCGTTAAGTTCCGAAGGTAGAAAAACCAAAATTAAGCGATTATGGTTAACTGCCGAACCGGATAATGATTTCGATATTGATGTTTACTCCACAAGTGATAGGGAAGCAGAAGGATCGGCCATAACTGCTGAGTTTACGGCAGGAGTGCAGGAAACGGTTGAGGTGAAAATAACCGGCACTAAGGGTAGGAATAATTCACTGAGGTTATCCGCTACGGACAGGATAAGCGGTCTTGAAAGTGGCTCCATAACTGCAGTTGTCGGGGCGGTGAAGTAGTGAAAATACCTAAGACGGTTCAATTGACTTACGGCGATTCTCCGGGGAATAGGAATTTGATTAACGTGATAAATGGTAATATTCGGTCTATCGTTAATTATCTACTTCACTTAGATATTCCTATTCCTGATAGTACTGGAGTTTACGAGACACTGAGAGTTGACGAAACTAAGCAGCTAGAGATAACTACAACTCCCACTGATGCTACGCTGAGTTACGCTTCGAGCGATACGGCAATAGCAACAGTAAGTAGTGGTGGACTGGTTACGGCGGTAGCAGAAGGACAGGCAGAAATAACGATAACCGGGGCAAAGTCAGGATTAACTTCTGGTACTGCGGTTGTTGTATTCAAGGTTATACCTGCCGATATGGTGAAGGTTGAGACAACTACAACGGTTGCTAGTGAAGGTATTATCGAGTATGGTTTAGCGGCGTTTAATTTGGCGGGTGTGGAGTTTGTTTTAGAGAATGGCTATGTGGATATGCCTATCCCCTCCGCGACTATTATTGGTGGTAACAACAAATATCCTGCCGTTACGTTTACGCAAGAAACTATATCAGATATGTTATGTTACTCGAAAATAACTGTAGTACCGGAGGCAGGTTCTACTGGTGACTATATTACTCTTAGTGCTGTTTGTGGTGGAACGGTGGTGGTTAAGCCGTGAATTGGGTAGTAATCCCGAATTATGAGGTTCCTGATTACAGGACTGGTGCTGGTATTATACGAGGCGTAAACTCTTTGCACGTTATTGAAAACAACGAGATAGAATCATATACAGCAGAGTCTACTAAATACTACAATAGCGAAACGGGAGAATGTACCGACCTTGTAACTTTTGAAAATGTAAAATTGAGAAAATTTAATACTTACAATGGTACTAGGACAATAGACACAAACGAACCATGTCAACCACTAACATACACTTGTAATGTTTCTGGTTCTACTTTATTTGATCATAGGTCGTTTTTTTACATTGTTGCCGCAGACGGTAAATACTATTTAAGAGAGTATCATCAGTGGGGTTTTATACAAAGTGGTGGAGGTTTTACGTCAAGTTATTACTTTGATACTTATATTGACGATATTCCTATACCTGTAAATATAACTAACACTGATCCTGTAAATAATTCTACAGGAGTACCACTTAATAAGGTTATATCAATAACTTTTGATGATAGTATAGTCGCTGGCAATTCTTATGATAATATAGTTTTACAGACTGGTGGCGTAGTGGTTCCTATCGCAAAATCAATAATAGGTAATGTATTATATATTGCCCCTTCATTATTAGTGGTTGCCGATTATACACTCACATTGCCTAGTAATGCAATTACTACTGCAACATATTCTACATTCTCTGGCTATGTACTTAAATTTGCGACTGGTTTACCAACATCCATCCAATGTAAAGCAATGCCGATAAGTCAGTTAAGAAATGCACAAGGTTTACCGTTTAAACTAATCCCGATGAAAGAAGCAAATCCATTATAAGGAGCGATTTAAAATGACAGTTTCAGCGAAGTGGTACGGAAATGCCTTTATTAAGGCTTTTAATAAGGAAATAGACTTTGATACAGACACCATAAAAGTTATGCTCTGCACTTCAAGTTACACACCAGACCAGGATGCCCACGACTACAAGGACGATGTAACTAACGAGGTAGTCGGTGATGGTTATACTGCTGGTGGTGCTACGCTAACCAATAAAACAATTGGTTATACTGCCGATACAAATGTTATAAAAATTGATGCTGACGATACAAGTTGGGCGGCATCTACTATTACGGCAAGATATGCAGTTATTTATGACGATACAGGGACAGCATCTACTTCTCCATTATTGGGCTATATTGATTTTGGTGAGGATAAATCTTCCTCGGCAGGTACATTACTAATTCAGTGGAGCGCAGACGGTATGCTTAAAGTAACCGTATCTTAACCCCGAAAGGTGGGGTATTAATTGGCTATAACATATATTGATCCCGTCCAACTTACTATAAGTTCTATAGGATCATGGATAGACATTGATGTATCTGCACATATACCAGCAGGGGCAACGGGAGTTATTCTGCATGTTGAAAACGTCAGTACCAATTCTGCAGACATATATGATATCTCTTTCAGAAAAAATGGCAGTACAGATGGGTATTCTGGTAAGATTAATTTTAATACCCATGAGTTCTTCTTTGTGGGCGTTGACGCAAACAGGATATTTGAGATATTTACAGTTAACATTCTCAACGTTAATGTCTATCTAACAGGTTATTTTGGCTCTGAGGTGGTATTTTTTGATAACTATACCGCTAAGACAATTACCACAGGCTCGTACCAAGACATAGATATTTCTGCCGATACTGGCACGGACACGGCAATAGGCGCTATATTTAGCGTAGTTAACGAATCTATATCTGCCAGGCAGGCCTCCCTCAGAAAGAAAGGTAGTACGGATGATTTTAAAAGATACTTAAATCAATACTTTAATGCCTGCTCCATCATAGGTGTAGACGAAAACGAGATATGTCAAGGTTATATTGGAGATACGAGCGTAAAACTTAGATTAATCGGGTATATAAAAAGCGGTGCAGTTTTTAATACAAATGCTACGAATATCACTCCATCTACTGCCGCCTCTTGGGTAGATTTAACTGCGTTACCTGCGGGGGCTTCCGGTGGGTTTATACAGATGGCCGTATCAGGAGACAGTAAGTGTGGACTTAGACCTAACGGATCAACCGAGAATATTGTAAGATTCATTAGGGGTACCGCTTGGGCAATAGTGAAGTGCGATAATGACCGAATTATAGAAGGATACAAAGAAAACACTGACGTTAGTTTTTATTTGACTGGCTATTCAATCGCAAGCGGAGATGCAACAATAGTAGCTCCAGTTGCCGAAACTACAGTTGATGCACCTACTCCGACAGTCGATGTTAGGTATACTGTGGATGCTGTTGTCGCCGAGTCCACAGCGGACATGTCGGCTCCAGCGATAGTAACGCCTGACGCAACGATAAGTGCAGTAGTGGCAGAGA